CGGAGCTCCGAACGCGAGCCGATCGGCAAGCTGATCGAGATCGGCTTCGGCGAGACCGACATGCTGCGCTCGCCCGACGATGCGCGCGATCTGCTGGTCGACCACGGAATCCGCGTCGTCCTCGGCTGCGAACGGCCTGGCGTGCCGAAGCCGCTAAACGGTTGCAACTGCCATCGCTGCCGCGACAAGCGCAACCGCCCCGTGCCCCGCATGTCTGATGAGGCTGGCGTGTGGTTCGCTACCCAAAACCCGGAATTGAAGAAGATCTTCAACGGCACGCCGTTCGAGGGCGACCGCTGGCGCCACGAGATGGTGCGATTGCCCTCGGCGCGCCGCTCAGGCCGGAACGTCCGCATCGGCCCCATCCCGGGCCGGGCGATCTGGCTGTCACGGGCCGACCTGTTCTCGCGGGACGATGGCGATGGAGGCACGCTGCTCTGATGCTGTGAACCATGTGAATGTTTGTGTGAAGCGCAAAGCGAGCGATATCAGACGTGTAACGCATGTGAACGTTGTGCACGCCCGTTTGCCCTAAAGGACGCTCTTCGCTTTGTATCTCCCCTTTTTACCTTCACATAGTTCACATGCTTCACAAGAGAGATAAGAGAGAAGAAAATCAGGGGGTTGCTGTTGTGAACGTGGCTGTGAACCATGTGAACGTCCAGGACGACGCCGGTTTCGTCGTCGCCTGCCTGGAGGAAGCCGGCGCGACCCTGCTCGCGCTGCCCGCCGCCGGCTACACCACCCGCATGCGCTGCGGCATGCCGGAAGTCATCCACGACTTCTGGGATCTCTACGGCGTGCGAGCTCTTACCGTCCGCCCGTCGATCCCCTCGGCCGAGCGCATCGACCGGATGGAGTGCGCCTGGAATTGGCTGCTGTTCGTCCCGAACAGCCGCTACGTGCTGCGCCGCATCGTTGGCGCGCGTTCCCTGGTGCACCCGATCACCGATCGCCATCTATTCTCCTGGCGAGCCGTCGGTAGGACGCTGCACGCCGACCATCGTGCGGTGCAGCAATGGCATGCCGAGGCGATCGCCCTGATCGTGGCCGAACTGCACCGGCGAGATTTTATTTTTTCCTCTTGACCACGCTGCTCAAAATCCCGTAGTCACGCGACCATGCTCACACGAGGTATGCGCCCGGCCGGGAAACCAGCCGGGCGCATCGCGTTTCAGGGAGAAATCCGTGGTCTCGATCCAGGTCGGCACCGCCGAATTCTCCCGCATGGAGCGGGCGCTGCTCGCCGTCGCCGATGGCAAGCAGGTTCGCTACGCCGCCGCCCAGGCGCTCAACGACTGCACCCGAGCCGCCAGTGTCGCCGTCAATCAGGCGATGCCCGCCGTCTTCGATCGTCCCACCAGGTTCACCGAACGAGCAGCCGTCGCCCCTCGCGACCTCGCCGCCACCCCAGACCACCTGACCAGCGTCGTGACCCTCCGCCCGATCCAGGCGAAATACCTGACCCACGAGGAAATCGGCGGCACGCGCACGCCGGCCGAGGCGACCCGTAAGCCCGGACAGGCGCTGCTGCTGCCAGGCAAGACGCTGCCCCTCGACGCCTACGGCAACATCCCGGTCGGAGCGATCGCCAGGCTCCAGCAGCAGGCCACAGCCAACCAGCGAGCGCGCCGCCGCGCTGCATCGATCGCCGCATTCAAAGGCGCTAAGGCTGCGCGCGCTACGGTCAATGATGACAACACCGTGGTCTTCCTAGCGCGCGACCTCCCCGGCAACCGAGCGGGCATCGGTGGCTTCTTCCGCCGCCTCGCCGGCCACAAGCTGACGCGCCTGACCACGTTCGAAGCCGCCACCCACTACACCCCTCGCATGCACTACCACGAGCAGGTGGTGCAGGCCGTCCGCGCGACCTGGCCGACAGCCATGCGACGCCGCCTCTACGCCGCACTCGCCTCCGCCCGATAGCCGCGGGTCCTTCCTGGCCCCCACCATCAGCGGGCATTTCGCGCTGCGCCTTGTCGCGACTGTGAGATCGCCCCCCATTGTGAGTTCACGTCCATGCCGGAGATCCTGAGTAAGAGCGCGTTTGCGGTGCGCCGCGGCGTCGGCACGGGCGCGGTCTCCAACTGGATCGCGCGCGGCAAGCTGTCCGGCGCCGCGCTCACCGCCGACGGCCAGATCGCCGTGGAAGAGGCGGAACGCCAGCTCGCGGCCACGATCGACCCGGGCCGTGGCGCGCCGGTCCCGCCGCCGGCGCCGCGCGGCGGCACGACGCCGGAGGCCGACGACCAGGCCGCATCGCTCGCCCGGGTGCGGCTGCGCAGCGAAACGCTCAAGCTCGAAGCGCAAGAGCGCCAGGCGGCCGTCGAACGTGGCGAGTACGTCCGCGCCGAGGAGGCCGGCCGGCTCTGGGCGGCCGAGCTCGCCGACCTGCTGGCCGCCATCGAGCTGTTCGTGCTCGAGCTGCCGGTCAAGCTCGGGCAGGGCCGCGACGGGGTCGATATCGCCCGGCGCGAATGGCGCGAGTTCCGCCGCCGGCGCGCGGAGCAGGCCGAGGTAGGCCATGCAGCTTGAAGGAGTCGCGGATCCGCAGCCGATCGTCGCCGGCATCATGGCGCGAGGCCTGGAGCCGCCGCCGCCGGTCGACCTGACCGCCTGGGCCGCACGCAACGTCTATTTCGGCAGCGAAAGCCCGTTCCCGGGGCCGTTCGATCCGGATCGCTTCCCGCCGTTCCGGCGGATTCTCGACGTGCTGTCGCCCGACCATCCAGCCCGGGTGGTGACGCTGCGGAAGTCGTCGCAGGTGGGCGGTACGGTGCTCGGCGAGATCTTCCTCGGCGGGACGCAGGATCTTGACCCGTGCCCCTTCCTGTACGTGCATCCGACCGAGCCGAACGCCCATCGATGGGTTCGGACGAAATGGTGGCCGCGGGTGCGCGCGACGCCGGCGCTGTCGCGGATTTTCGAAGGCCGCTCCTCCAAGGAAGGCGGCACCAGCCTGATGCTGCAGGAACGGAAGGACGGGCGAGGGATGCTGATCGTGTCGGGCGCGAACTCGGCCGCCTCGCTGTCGATGATCACCGCGCGCCGCCAGGTGCAGGACGATCTCTCGCTGTGGGAGGATCTGCCAGAGGGCGACCCGGAAGGGCTGGCCGACGATCGCTCCAAGGCCTTCATGTGGGCCAAGCTCTTTAAGGTCGGCACGCCGAACCTCGCGCACAAGTGCCGCATTACCGAGGCGTTCAACCGCGGCACGCAAGAGCATCTGCACGTGCCCTGCCCGCATTGCGGCCACCTGCACCCGCTCGACTGGGATCAGTTCCGTGCCCGGGCCGAGGAAGACGCGGTGAACGTTTTCTTCGTCTGCCCCGAATGCGGCGGCATCATCGAGGAAAGGCACCGGTCGGGGATGATCGCGGAGGGCGCCTACCGCTGGGTTGCGCACAACCCGAATCCCGAGCCGGGCTGGGTCAGTTTCCACCTCTGGGCTGCCTATGTCGGGCTGGAGAGCTGGTCGACCATGGCCCGCGCCTGGCATGCCGCCAAGGGCGACCCGGCCGACGAGAAGCGCGTCACCAACACCACCGGCGGCGAGCCGTACGAGCAGCCGGGCGAGGCGCCGGCCTGGGAAGAGCTGAAGACCCGCGCCGAGGCGGCGCAGCGGCCGCGAGGCCTGGTGCCGATCGGCGCGCTGCTGCTGACCCTCACGCTCGACTGCCAGGATGACTACATCGACGGCGTTGTGGTCGGCTGGGGTCGCGATCTGCGCCGCTGGATCGTCGAGCGGGTGCGGATCGAGGGCCACGTCTCCACGCCGGAGACTCGCGCCGAACTGAACGCGCTGGTCGACCAGGCGTGGCCAACCAAGGCCGGATCGCGGCGGCGCGTGGACCTGACCGGTATTGACGCCAACGCCTGGACCGATGACGTGTTCGACTGGGCCAAGGGCTTCGCGAAGAGCCGGGTGGCGATGGTGCGCGGCGTCGCCGGCGATGCCGCGCCGAGCCTGGCGCTGGTGCGCAAGGAACGCCGGCGCGACGGCAAGCTGGTGAAGTATCAAGGCCGGTTCTTCAACGTCGGCGTCAATGGCCTAAAGGGCGCGCTCTACAAGTTCTTGCGTATCGGAGATGCCGACGCGCGCGGCTATGTCGATTTTCCGGCCGGCCTCGAGGACGATTACTTCGAGCAGTTAACGGCGGAGAAGCGCACGGCCGTGGTGAACCGGCGCGGGTTCACCGAATATCAGTGGATCAAGCCGCGGGCGCGCCGCAACGAGCAGCTCGACTGCATGGTGTATGGCGAGGCGCTGGCGGGGAAACTCGGGTGGCGCACGCTGACCCCGATGCAATGGGCGGCGATGGAGGCCGAACGCGAGATCGCCGCGGCGCGGGCGACGCCGCAGCGCGATATGTTCGCCGATCCGGCACTGGCCGCGCGGCCGGCGCCGGAGCCCGCGCCGGCGCCGATCGCCGCGCCGCCGCCGATCACCGTGCCGGCATTCGCTCGGCCGTCGGCGCCGGCTGGGCGGTCGCTCGGGGCGCTGCTGCCGTGACCTTCAACCAGGCCGACTCCGTCTTCGCCGGCATGTCGCAGCCGCAGCTACAGCACGCGCTCAACGAGGCCCAGCGCGCGCTGATCAAGTTGCAGATCGGCGAGCGTGCCGTGACCGTCACCTATAGCCAGGGCGAGGGCACCCGGCACGTGCAGTACAAGTCAACGAACCCAGGGGCGCTCGTGCAACTGATCAACGAACTGAAGGCCTGCCTCGGCCTGGCGCCGGTCGCCCGGCGCGGCTTCCGCGTGAGCTTCTGATGCCCGGCCTGATCGACGCCTACGGCAATCCGCTGGTGCGCCAGGCGCCGCCGGCCGCGCCGCCCAAGCAGCGCGCCGCGCTGTCGGGCGATGCTTCCTGGGCGTTCCCGTACGACGCGTCGAGCTGGTATCAGCCGGAAGGCGATGGCTGGTTCCCGATTGCCTACTCACCCGATCACGAGATCAACGTCCATCGCGACCGCATGGTCGCCCGTGTCCGCGACCTTACCCGCAACGACGGCGCGGCGACGGGCGCGATCCTCTCGACCTTGGACCAGGTGATCGGCGGCGCCTACCGGCTGATCGCGCTGCCGGACTACCGCTGGCTGCAGCGGCATTTCGGTCCGGCATTCGACGTCGTCTGGGCCGAAGAATACCGCCAGGCGGTTGAAGGCGAGTGGCGCGACTGGTCGGAAGACCCGCTGTTCTATAACGACGCCGAGCGCCAGCTCAACGTCGCCGATCAGATGTGGCTGGCGTTGAGGCACCAGCTCGTCGACGGCGACGCCATCGGCGCCGCCGAATGGCATCCCGAACGGGTCGGCTACGGCCGCGCCCGCTATGCCACGACGCTGCGCCTGATCGACCCCGACCGGCTATCGAACCCCTACGAGATGATCGACACGCGGCACCGCCGGGGCGGCGTCGAGATCGATGACGACGGCGTTCCGGTCGGCTACCACATTCGCCGCGGCCATGCCTTCGATTGGTATCAGTCCATCGACAGCATGATCTGGGACTTCGTGCCGCGCGAGACACCCTGGGGCCGCCCGATCGTGCTCCACTACTATGATCGCGACCGCACCACGCAGCATCGCGGCCTGTCCGCGTTCATTCCGGTGCTAAACACATTCAAGATGCTGAACCGATTCGACGCGGTGACGTTGCAGGCGGCCGTGCTCGCGGCAGTCTATAGCCTGGTGGTGGAAAGCCCCTACGATCCGGAGGGGCTGCGGGAGATGCTGCAAGGCGGCCAGTACGACGATCTCAACAATTACTCGGCGATGCGCGCGCTGTATCATCGCGACCGGCCGATCAAGCTCAACAACGCGACCGTGCTGCCGACCTTCCCCGGCGAATCGCTGAAGGCGCTCGGCCCGACCCAGCCGGGGCCGGAATATGATCCGTTCACGCACGCCGTGTATCGCCGCCTGGCGTCCTCGCTCGGCACCACGACGGAAGAGATCACCCGCGACTGGACCAAGACGAACTACAGCTCGGCCCGTGCCGGGTTTGTCTCGGCCTGGCGCACCATCTCGCGCCGGCGGGCTCGGTTCGACCGTGGCTTCGCCAAGGGCATCTATGTTTCCTGGCACGAGGAAGCTTACGAGATCGCCGACCTGCCGCTGCCGTCGAATGCGCCGGACTTTGCCGAGGCCCGCGGCGCACTGGCGCGCTGCAAATGGATCGGCGCGCCGCGCGGGTGGGTCGATCCGGTAAAGGAGGCGCAAGGCGCCGTGCTGCGGATGGACGCCGGCGTATCGACGTTGCAGACGGAGGCGGCGGAACAAGGCCACGACTGGGAGGAGCTGCTGGACCAGCGAGCCCGCGAGCGCACCCGCATGACCGAGCTCGGCATTCCGTTCCCGGAGTGGATCGCCGGCATCTCGCCGCAGACCGGCAGTGATGAGCCCGCGTTCCAGCAGGCCAGACCGCCGAAGCCGCAATGAGCTTCCCGCACCTGGCGCAGCAGATCTTCAACCGGCCGCTGGCGATCCGGCCGGAGAAGGCCGAGATCATCATGGCTGCGCTCGCCGACCGCCTCGGCATCGCGCGGCTGCGACTGCCGGACGGCCGCGTCCGCGCCTTCGACGGCAGCGATATCGCGATCGTCGCCGACGCGGCGCCCGACTGCGGCGATGGCTACGAAGTGGTCGCCGGCGTCGCGATGATCGAGGTGCACGGCACCCTGGTGCAGCGCCAGCTCGGGCTCCGGCCGGTTTCGGGGATGACCGGCTATAACGCGATCCGCACCAATTTCTTCACCGCGCTGCAGGATCCCGCGGTGAAGGCGATCGCGCTCGATATCGACAGCGGCGGCGGCGACTGCGCCGGCCTGTTCGACCTGACCGATGCGATCTTCGCCGCCCGCGGCAGCAAGCCGGTCTGGGC